TAAGGCGTCGGGTACGCGCTGGTGATGTTGGTGTTGTACAGGCCCAGGACGCCGTTGGGCAGGGTCGGCGGCACCACGATGCGGAACGTGTCCAGACGGCTGAAGTTCAGGGTGCCAGTGGGCTGCAGCTTGGACGTGTCCAGGCAGTAGCTGATGATGGCCACGTTGGCCACGGTGTTGTTGTGCACGTAGCCGTATGGCGTGTTGTAGTACTGGGGAACGTCGGAGAAGTGCATCAGAGAGCGGGAGTCGCCCACATCCACACCGTTCACCTGGGTCTTGAGCTCATAGTTGGCTGCGCGGGCAGAACCGACGCCGTTGGCGTAAATCTGGGAGTAATTGACACAAGGGAAGGCCAGGAACTTGACGGGCTGAGCCAGGGCCAGCTCCTGCACTGGGTTGTTGCCGAGGACCACGCGCTGCACCTGGGTGATGAGGATGTCGTTCTGGGGAGCCTTGGCGAAGTAGTCGCGCTCAGACTGGTCCAGGTACACGAAGTTGGACCAGGCCTGGAACTGCAGGGACGAATAAGTGGTGCTGGTGACGGCCGTGCCGGTGAAGAAGGAGATGGTGAGACCAGCAGCGATCGGGGCGGTCGTCTGCGACGGGTAGGCTACAGTGATGCTCGTGGCGCTCACCACGTTCGACACGTAGACTGGTCCGGTGAATGGCAGACCTGCCACGTACTGACCGATCTGGATACCACCCTGGGTCAGAGGGCTGACGACCTGGCCGATGGTCAGGGTCGCGCTCGTGGTCGCGCCAGTGCCCGCGGCGACAGCCAGAGGAATCTGGGTCGACGCCACTGGGGCGTACAGGTTGGCCGTCTGGCCCAGACCAAACTGGGACGAGATGTTGCTGGCGGCGCTGTTGGCGAAGGAAACAACCACGTTGGAGAAGTAGCCCTGGCCAGACACTGGGGTGAAAGCGTTCGAGAAGGACTGGATCACAGCCACGTTCGTCTGCAGATTGCTCGAGGCGGCAACCACCATCATGCCCGGGAACAGGGGGCCGGTCGTCTGCGAAATGAGAACGTTCGCCGTGTTGGACGTGGAAAACACCACATCGGATGTCAGGTTGGCCGTGGCCTGGGGGAACGCCGTCAGGACTGGAGTGGTGGTGTTGCCGATGGTGATGGTCTGGCTCAGGTAGGTGGACCAGGTGATGCGCACCTCCACATCGTGGAACTGCAGGCCGATCAGGGGCAGGCACACGGACCAGTCCTTGCAGAAGAAGAACTTCAGGGGCAGGAAAGAGTTCTTCTGGTTATTGAAGGTGGTGCTGTTGTTGTTCAGGTAACGCTGGGACCAGTTCTGGGCGCCTGTGATGGGCTCGATGTCGGTCATGTACTCGATGTCCTGGGTATCCACAATCTGGCCGCCGATCAGCAGCTCCACCTTGTCGATGATGCGGGTCCAGTCTGGGTTGACCATCTGGGCTCCGTTGTTATCACGGACAGTCAGGTACACGTAGCTCAGCAGGTCACCCTTCTTCTCGAAGCGGATCGTGGAAATGCCGCCCGCGATGGGGGAACCCTGAATAACCTGACGCTCCACTGAGTTGGCGTAGTGCGTATAGCGCTTGTAGTTCGACCGGTAAAAAGAAACCTCGGGCTTGCCGGTCAGCCAAGCGTCCTGAGGTCCGACTGCGACGAGTTGGACAACACCTCCCGACATTTACTTTGGGTTGATATTTTTTTAGAGTCTGAACTACGAAACAGAAATAGTGTTGAATGGCTGAGTCTGCATAGATGAATCAGCCTTTTTCGGGTCCGCCAGGGAGTACGCCAGGGGATTTTTCTCGAGCTGCTGAATTGCAATGTCCAAGAATCCATTTGAAGCACGTGGATTGGGATTGGACTTGAATTCGTTGAGTGGATCATCAAACTCTGGGGGAAGAGTGCCACGACCCTGATTCGAACCAGTGATGCCCATGGGCCCGACTGGAACGGGCTCCGACTCGATGCGGAGCTGGGTCGCTGCGCCCACCTGGTTAACTGGATCGTTACGAACATTCATCCGAGCTGCGTTTCCGGCCCGATCAGGCTTGGTGCGGTACCCGGAAGAGCGGGTCAAGTCGGTATCCGTGTAGCACGTCTTGCCCTCGGCATACGGCTGAGACACGTTGTATTGCGGCGGCCCGTCGGACAGTGTGTCCGTGCGGAGACCAGTCTCCGAGCGAATCGTCGGCTTTTTCGTCTTGAGGAAGTTGGGGCGGCCCTCGGCACCAACCAGTGCGCTCTGAGCGCCACCACCTCCATACGCTCCTGGGTCACGGAACGCCGTCTTTGTAGCCGCCGCCTGGTGCGTGATGTCTCCGATATAAGCGGCGCCTCCACTCTTGACGACGGGATTGCGGGGACCCTCGCGACCTTCGAGGGTCGTGAGACGCTCCTCATTGATATTCGTCGGCAAAGCACGGAAAAAGTCGTGGAAACCACCAGCTGCGAGCACCTTCGAGCCGACGCCGAGACCGGGGCCGATATTCATCGGAGTTTCAAGGGGAGACAGGTTGTTCTGCTTATTCGTCACGTATTCGCGATTATACAGGTCATACACGGGCTGACCATACGGAAAACGAGAATTCGTCGGCGTCACATCCTGGAGATTAGGAACGGCATCCTTGTGCTGCAGACGCCAATCGCCAATGCGACGTCCGAAATCAGGGTTTGTATTTCTGAGATCAAATGCATCCGCGCGGTGACCTATAGAATCGGCCATCATATCGACATCGCGACGGGTCAGGGGTTTCGTGGTTGCTGACTTGGGACTCGCGACGGGAGTTTCCTTCCCTTCGGCTAAAGTCTTTCCAGCAAACACAAGACCAACAACGGCAGCAAGGGCCAAGGGGTCCATATTGATATTAATGTATCTTTTTTTTACCAAAGACCGAGTCTGAAGGACTCGGGATCCAAAGTGGGAACACAAGGAGTCCTGCGGACTCCGACTTGGGGGCTTTTACCGGTCCCACGTCTTGACACCCTTGGTGTAATAACGCTGAGCGAAGCGCTGATTCTGGTATTCACCAAAAGTATTCACTGGATTCCACTCGAGGACGCGCAGGGGCAGGGTCACGTACGTGTTTGGAAAGTCGTACGTCTGCTCGGACCAGCCCTTCTTCCACGCCGTCGTCGTCTGTTCACGGAGAGAATCCTCAACACTCGTCTTGTCCTCGAGAACCACCTGCGCTGGACCATACCAGACGCCCTTCTCAAGGGTCAAAGGACTCGTGTAAAGAGTCGGCATTATTACTGTATTGTCATATTTTAATTTAACGACCATTACCGGCACGCATTTGCGGCCGCTCTGGGAACGCGGAGTAGAAGCGATCTGGATCGCATGCCGCACCGCCCTGGTCGTGACACTTCGCGGAGAAGGGTTTGCCGTATGCGGCCTGAGCGAACCCCGTCTGATCATTGGGAATTGTGCTTGCCGGCATGGTGTAGAAATTTCTCTCGGCATCGCGCTGGCGTTCAAACGGGTGAATCTGGCTCCAAACCTGCTGGACCTGGGTGCGCACGCTTGGATACCACGCGGCAGCTGGGCGGTCTGGATTATCCACATAGTCGCTCAAGAGCACGTTCCCCATGGAATTGTCTGCCGTCGGCAGGGTTGCGTCTGGGCGGAAAACAGTAGATTGCCGCGCATCTCCTATCGTCGCGCGAAGTTTGCCATCCTTAATCATGTTCGTGGTCCACATATAATAGAGAATTGCAAGAGCGATTCCGCCGAGTGCAAAAATTCGCGAATCGCGGTTTACGATGTACACGATACAAACGGCGTACAGAATGAAACGAGTCGTCGCGGAGACGCGCTGGTCACCCGTCTGTGTCGCCGTAGGCCAAAAAGTCAAGAGGTCGCTGGTCTTGAAAACGTCTTTGGGATCCATACTTCTATTTACGAATATTCTTTTTCTTCTTCCCTGGAGTCCGAGCCGGTGGTGGGCCGAGAAGAGACGCGAAGGGATTACCGCTTCCACTGCTCATCATCTGACTCATCATACTGTTTACGCTCGCCATGAGCGACGCCTCGTCGGGCTGACCGTTCGGACCGAGCTTCATGTTCTTGGCACAGTTCTCGGCGGCAGCCTCGATGGCGCTGAGAGTCTCGGGGGGGAACATACTCAGGGTCGTCGCAATCATATACAGTGACGAAAGGTATTGCCAAATAGCCTGCTTGGTCGTTGGCGTACAGTCCTCACGCTTCCAAATGGATGGAAGGTTCAGATTCTTGGCAAACTCATTTTCATCACAAAAGAATGCATCGTCACGCGAAGACATCTGCCCGGCCCACGGCGCCATCTGCTTGATGAACGCCTTGCAATCGGGACCCGTCTTGTCTGGCTCGTCGGGGAACACGTTCTTGAGCTCTCCGAGGAACTGGTTCATCATTTCATCAAACGCCTTTACAGTAGTCATATACCCCAACTTAAGGACACAGTCCTTAAGTTATTTCTCTTGTAATTTTTAAAAATTAAAAAGGCTCCTTCAAAACAGGCCCCGAATCCCCCTGACCCTGACTCACCATGAAATACACGAGAACGGCAACCAGGAATGCGGGTTTGAAATAATCTGAATTCTTTTTTTCATCATTGTTCAATTTTGATGTTAAATAGATGTAGGCGATAACGGCTGCTGCGGCGATGACGGCCGCACTCATAGGCTCACGAAAGTACTGGTCCATGGCTCTGTTATTACGTGTGGTTTAATTTTTGAATTTGCGTGGGCGCGTCTGGAAACAGGGATTCACCCTCGTCTGCTGCAGCGGGAGTCGCACCTGGAACGTTCGGTGGCGTCAGTGAATTGTTTACGGTCACGGCATTATCCACGCCGCCTGGAGTCTTTCCAAACTCCATATTACTCGTGTTTTGAGGGAGGCCGTCAGCCTCGCCGATATCCTCTTCTTCGGCCAAGTCTGGAATGTCCTCTTCAGCATCTTCGTCCTCGTGGTCCATGTCCAGGTCTTCACCAGCCGCTGGTAGGGGCAGGTACGTGTTCAGAATCTCGGCCGTAGGAATCAGGTCCTCGATGACCACACAAATTCTCTTGTGAAATCGCTCGTTCAAATTATTATTGCGCTCATCCTCGGACTTGTTATCCACGATGATACTGGGGTTCTCATAGAGGTCCTTGGCACACGCCTCGTAGCACCGCTGGACAAACACGTCATTCGCCGGGAGCTTGATCGAAATCTTCTTGGACTTTTTGTCGGTTCGGATCGCGCTCAGAATCTTGACGTGAATCACAAATACGGCCGCCAAGAGGTTGGGAAACAGGGGCTGGTTCTTCATGATGGCGTCTGTATTTTTGAGTGAAATTGAAGAGTTCCAGGTC